GACCCATTCCAAGTTTCTGTAATTGCAAGTTGAGATGGTGAGGCTCCTCCACCAAATGCTAAAGCAGCTGTTGAAGTTCCACATCCTCCTATAAAGTTTCTAGCAGTATTTAAATCTGCCACCTCTGTCCAGCTTGATCCATCAAATTGCTCTGTGGTAGCTGTTACTGCAGGTGCAGAATCAGTTCCTCCAAAAACTAAACCTGCTGTTGAATCACCAGACGCTGCACCTGATACTTTAGCTGTATTTAAATTTGCAGCTGTAGACCATCCTCCAACAGCTCTAGTTTGATTCCATTCTTCTGTTTGAGTTGTGTATCCTGGTAAAGATCCACCAAAAGATATTGCAGAAGAACTACTACCAACTCCTGCAACACCAAATCTTCCAGTATTTAAATCATTTTGTTCTGACCAACTAGTTCCATTCCATAACTCTGTTTTTGCAGAAGTTGGTTCAGAGGGCGCCTCTCCTCCTGAAGATAAAGCAGCTGTACTTGTTTGACCCGCAGCTGCCATATTATATTTATCTGTGTTCATGTTACTTACTTCTGTCCATGCAGATCCATTCCAAAGTTCTGTCTCAGAAGTAAATTGTTCACCAGGAGAATTATATCCAGCATAAGCTACCATAGCCGATGTTGTTCCAGCTCCTCCCATGTTTCTTCTTTTTTTATTTAAGTTAGCAACTTCTGTCCAAGCAGATCCGTTCCATGTTTCTGTATTTACAGACGCATCAGATGCTGCGCCTCCTCCAGCCACCAAAGCAGCGGTTGAACTTCCTCCAGCTGCCATTCCATATCTTGCTTCGTTTAAATCAGCGACTTCAGTCCAAGTTGATCCATTCCATGATTCAGTATAAGCAGCTGGGGCAGTGTCATAACCACCTGCACTTAATCCTGCAGTGTTAACTCCATGACCACTAGGTATTTGTCTTGCATTGTTTAAATCATTTACTTCTGTCCATGTCGATCCGTTCCAATCTTCTGTAAGTGCTGTTACAGGAGGCGTGCTTCCTCCATGACATAAACCTTCACTTGAATCTGTGCCTATGCCTCCTCCAGCAGTATATCTTGCTGTATTTAAACTACCTGTTGATCGCCAAGATGCTATTTGAGCAGGAAACAAATATTTAAAATCTAAGTTTGTGCTGTCAAACCAAACTTGTCCTGTTTCAGCTTCACTAAGATTACCCGCATTATTTCGGACTGCCGTCCCAACAATATCTTTATAATTAGACATAATTAATTATTCTTCAGCAACCAACCTTGTGTTGAATCCGTGAAGACAAGTGTATTCGCTGCTCTTTCTGTTGAAATTGTTAAATCATCTGTCGATCCATGAATTTTTTCTGAACCATTTGCAGATACTGTAAATGTATTAGAATCAAAAGTACCTGCATAATCAATAAACGCAATTTCATCGCCTAATGTTCCCGCAGGTAAATTCATAGTGATAACACCACTTGTTGTGTTGACAAAATATCCTTCACCAGCTGATGCTGTGAAAGTAGAAGTTTTTACTGCTTGCCATGAAGTTCCTGCTGCCGCAAATGAAAGTTGACCAACAGCCGTTGTTCCTGAACCAGTTATAGAATTTACTTTTAAAAATGTTCCTGCTGTAACATTTCCAGTAGGAAATTTTAGTGTATAGCTTTGGGATGCGCTATGCGCAGGTGACTGTAATTTAATACCATGTGAATTGGATTCACAATTAAGAACAAGAGTACCTGGATTGGTATTACCACCAACGACTACTTCACCAGTTCCGTTTGGAGTTGCAGTGATTGCTCCATTCGCACCATCAGTAATTGTAATCGTACCAGAGTTTGTTCCACCATTTGTGTCTAAAGTTAAATCGTATGCACCACTTGAAGTAAGAGTCGCTGTTGCAGACCCTGTACCAATCATTATTTCACCAGTTCCTTTTGGTCTTAATTCTAAATTAATATTAGAATCATCTCCAACTGCACCAATTTCTGGTCCTGATCCTGTTGCAGCATTTGTAATATCAACATGGTTTACTGCAGATGATGTTGTTTCAAAAATTAATTGTTCATTTCCGTTTTCATCTCTGATACCGTGAGCATCATCGAAGTCTATCATGAAAGAATTGGTATCTAAGTTACCACCTAATTGTGGTGTAGTATCATCAACAAGATCACTTGCTAAAGATATTGTAGAAATATTTGGATTTGTTCCGTCATCTGCTTTTGCATATGCAATTACAGTTTTACCGTTTGCAACTGTAGCAGAAGTTCCTGTACCAGTTACATATTTAAATACAACGTTTTGAGATCCTGATGTTGCATTTTTTAAGAAATAAAAGTTTTGTACATCTAAAGGTATTGTAACATTTCGTGATGCTGTAAGAGATCCTGTAAATTCTATAACTCTATGAGAAAGAGTTGCACCAGTTGATCCATCTGACACAGATAATGTTGTATCCCCTGAATCAGAGACAGCTTGAGCGGTATAACCACCAGATATTTGTTCGATGATTTGTAAATTTGTATTTGTTTTTGTACCCCAAGTACCAGCGTTTTCACCGGTTGCTTGAAGTTCTACACCTAAAGGTGTGTATGTTGATGCCATAAAAAATTCTCCTACGCTGCTACATCAGTATAACTTGTATTTGACCCAGTTGCAACATCCGAATATGTGTCGTTCGAACCTGTTGAAACATTACTATAAGACGTATTTGAGCCAGTGTCAACATCACCATAAGCAAAGATATCTACCGCTCCAATATTAAATGATGCTGATAATCCAGTCAATCCAATGGTCATATCATTGATAGAAAGAGAGCCAACACTAGCACTAAAAGATTGACCGGTTAATCCTAGACCCTCTTCTATAGTTAAAGAACCAACACTAGATGTCATGCTCAAACTTGACGGTTGAGCTATGGCACTACCTAATCCTATAATAGTTCCTTGACTAAATGTTGCTTCTACACCTGAAAGCTGAACTACATCATTTGGTATAACTACGGTTCCGATACTAGCACTAAACGATACTCCTGTTAAAGATGCCTCTGTTGTAGAACTTGCTGTCGCGGTTCCTTGAGTTGAAGTTATGGATAGACCAGAAAGAATTGCTGTTTCATTCGGTGCTTTTGCAGTTCCTTGACTTGCAGTAAATTCTTGACCTGTTAGACCAATTGTTAAATCATTAACAGTTAAAGAACCAACAGAAGATGTTGCTTGTTGGCCAGTTAATCCAACTTGCATATCAACCACGGATACTGAACCTATTGAGAACGTAGCTGATAAACTAGTATCTATTGATACAGGAACAAAAGCTTCACCTTGTGAAGTTGTAATTTCAAAACTTGTAGGTGTAATTATTTGATCAGGTATGTCAACTGAACCAATACTAGATGTAATAGATAAACCAGTTGGAAATATAGTTATATCTTTAAGTTCACCCCACTCACCATCATTCCAGGCTTGTGCACCCCAACCTGTTTTAAAAGTTACGGCTTCGTTCCAATTAGCCTGATTCCAGGTTAATCGGCCCCATCCTGAAGATACCGACATGGTCGGCCTCCTATGCTAATCTAATGATTGCTGCTGTAGCGTCGTTTGTAGGAAATTCTATTTTGAAAGTTCCGTTACTAGCTGTTTTATCACCACCAAATGCAATTGCACAAACAGCATCGGTTGTGCTTGAGCCACCGTTTGTTGTTGTGTTATAAATTAATGCAGCGTTTGCAGTAAAAGAAGCTGATGAATAAGTTACATCACTAAAATCTGTAAATGCAGTTGTGCCTGTTAAACCAACTCCAGTGTTAGTTAGGGTTGCACCACCCGCTGTATATGCAGTTCCTGATGTATTTGTAATTTCTTCTGATGTTGAATAATCTGTCGTAGAAGCACCTAAAGTTGCATCACTATCAAATAACGCAATCTTAAAAGTGTGACCACCTGAAGATTCAAAACTGTGTTTACCTTGTAAAAGCTCTTGTTTAAAACTTGAACATATTGCGCTTGTATTTGCCATATTTTATCTCCTACGGGTTTGCTGAGTTTATTGGTATACGAACAGTGCCATCAGTGTAGTCATCTCTTCGTCTTCTACCAACTTGCTCGTTAGCAAACTTCTGTACTTCTTGTTTATATTTATTTTCGTATAAAGTCAACATATCTATAGGGCCTTTTAAATAACCATATGCCTCTGATAGACAGCAATATAATAGGCCATTTGAAAAATTCATACTAATATAATTAACACCATCACCCTCTAAAAGATCAGGCATTTTATTAAAATGCACTCTAAATCTATAAGTTGTGTTTGGAACTGGAGCAAAAGCTATACGTCCTGATGTTGTATCAGATTCTCCTGTGCCCCCACCAAACATAGCATAGTATTTAGGTTGACCTTGAGCTGCCGATGTTCCTGTTACATCTTGATATTCTTGCAAGTATGTATAATCTTTTTTCTCTAGCCATCTGTTAGCTCCTGTAGTTTCTGATCCTGCGGTATCGTAAACTTGTATACCTCTTATAAATAGTGAGCCTGCTGGAGCATTGATTGATTCTTGTCCAGCAACTAAATTACCTAATTGTTGTTTTCTATCTGCATCAATAGGAATATCTCTAAAAATTCTATACTGTGCATTTAAAATAATGTTTTCTAAAACAGCATCTGTTAAAACATTTGAATCTGTTTCCGTATAACTTCTAATCTGTGTTTTTAATCCTGATGCACTTAATCCAGCCATTATTTAACTCCTACTATTTCTAAACATCTTGGACAGCTTTTTTTAAATCTTAAATGACCAGAACAATGTAATCTACTCTCTTCTTTGTGCACAGGGATTTCTGGTTCTGGCACATGTAACATTAATTCTTCATGCGGATCCATTTCTTCTGGACATGCACATTGTTTAATTCCTAATAATTTACAAATAAAATTTTTTATTTTTTTAATCATGGTGTTATGGTAACTGGTCCTGCAGACACAGTTGGTCCTCCTCGTTCTTCTGTTATACTAGGAGTTGCACCTAGTGTAAATGTATATTTATCTGTTGTTGTCACTGTTATACTAAAACCTGAAGAATTTTCATATGTTGTAAAAGCTACACCTCCAGGACTACCTTGAACGTTTCTAAATCTTACTGTGTCTCCTGAAGTTCTTCCATGATTTTTTTCTGTAACTGTAACAGTTTGTGAGCTAGCAGTTGTAGAAAAAGGATCATTACCTAACATTGCAGCGACTGCTGGTTCTATTCTATCTGGTCTAACATTACGTAAAGATATTGCATCACCATTCATAGGTTTTGGTTCTAATTGCGGTTGCTTTGGTTCGAACTCAGATACATGCACAAATGCTCCGTTCCATTCTCTAACCATTTCTCTATATGGAAACTCCATACCAGATCTATCTGATATTGCTTTTGCTCTTTTACCTGTTGCGTACTTTGCCATTATGTTCCTGGATAATAAGCTTTAGGCGTAATGTATGTGCTTGAAGCTGATCCATCCTCCGCTAGTGCTCTTGCTAATTCATCTTCATAAGCTAGTTTCATAGCTTGCATAAGTTGTGGTTGATACTTTTGTGATAGATAATATGCTAATCCTGATATCATACATGGTACAAATCTAAATGGCACATCTGTTGCATTTGTATAATCACCAACATCTTGAATTCTTTTTATATAATATATGTGCATGTCTTTAGATGCATTAGAAGAATCTGGTGTTGGATAAACATGTATTCTAACTTTATCTATAAATCTTTCCACCCAATATTGATTAGGTGTTCCTTTAGATAATTTGTTTGAAAAACCTGCATAAGTAGATCTATCTACTTTTGTCATTGGTGAATCTGATTGAGTTGTTTGAGTTCTATTGGATCTTAGCTGTGCCTCAAGGACATCGGATATTCCATAAACGTTTGCTGGTGTAGAAACAGCACTTGTCCCATCATCACTTGATCTAAAGAAATCATAGTCTGATTGTCCTTCAATCAAATCAATATTAAGGTCTGCTATTTCCCAATAGTGAATACCTCTATTACCCCATTCTTGAAATAAGATATTAAGAGATCTTCTTGCAGATTTAAGTTGATAACCTGCAACGTTTTGTAATCCAAGACGTTCGAAAGCGTCTTCTACTATTTCATCAATAGCAAAAGTTTTGTCGAACGTTGTTGTTCCCGAAGTAGTATTAGCCATCTAAACTCCTACGATTCGTAAACTTTAATCCATTCACAAACAATTGTACCTGTATCTCCATCAGTGCAAGCTGGTAAAACAACGTTTACATCTCCAGTAAAACCTGTTGCTTCAGTGTTTTTTAATCCACCAAAGTCACTATAATCAAATTCCATTTCACCTGCTAACGTTTGAAATACCACATCTGTATCAGCATCCCATTGCATTCTAATTGCATCAGCTGGTGCTGTTACAGAAACATTAAATCTAACTTTGTTTAGTCTTACAGTTTTGCAAGTTTTACCATTGTTTGATGCTAATGCAGAAACGTCAACTATTTTAGTTGTGCTTCCTGAGTTATCAGAAACTACGTTGTAGTGAGTGATAAGTTTTTTTGCTCCGTCAAATACAGTTGTATTTAATACTGTGTCTGCCATGTTTCCTCCTTTTAAAGAGCGCCTGCATCACCAGGCGCTCCGAGTTTATTTATTTATTAACTTACTGCTGCACTAAATGGTGTAGCTAAGTTACCAGTTCCTCCAGATGTAACTTGAACGCCCCATCTGTTTGCACCAATTGCTTTGCAAGTTATGATTGTTCCAGCTAATCCACCTGTTGTGCTACCGTTTAAAGTAACAGTATCAGATGCAGCCGCAGTCATAAAACCTTCACCAGTATCATTAGTGTCAGTATCAACGATGAGTGCATTACCAGTCATCGTATCACTAGCGTTAGCAACTTGTAAAACAAAGTCACCTGTTTTAGTTGTTCCAATGTAGATCTCAAAAGAAGCACCTAAATTGTTTGCTGAGTTTGGATCATTGCCTGGTCCTGCAACACCTGAATCAGATGATGAGTTAATCGCAGGTAAAGTCAAAGTAGCTGCACCAGCAACATTGTGGTACAACATTCTACCAGCATGTGAATCAACAGTTAAAGAAGTTGCACCGGCTGCAATTGATACAGAATTTCCAGTTCCAACACCTTGAAAACCATTAATAGACTTTACTGGTCCTTGAAATGTAGTTTTTGCCATAATTATATCCTCCTAGTTTTCCGAACATAGTCTCTAGGCCGTCGACTATACGCGTCTATGTTCTAATTAATTGTATAGTAATAAAACTATATACTACATTTTAGTAGAGCGCAAGAGAGCCTGTAATGTGAATTGAATTTATTCAACGATGTAGCTTTTTACTAAGTAGCTACTGAAACTTGAGGAGCCGCAGCGTCTATTCTATTTTGTGCATCAGCTTTTTGTGCCTCTGCAATTTTAATCTGGCTAATTACTTCTCTGACTTTTCTGTCAATCTTAACCATATCGAGAGTATATCTACCCTCTTTAAGATGCTCCTGCTCCCATTGAAGATCCAGTCCCTTTTTCTGTGTGTAAAGGGTCTCCAGATGTTGCATTATCGCCTCCATCAATAACCTCCTCATAGGTTATTCTGTTTACTCTTGGATCGTGCATCTCTCCAAGAGACTCCCATTTTATATCATTTTTTCCTAATTTGTCAATGATTGCATTTTCTATATCTTGAGGTGTATCTAGGGACTCAATATTAAAGTCCGCATACATTTTATAAGCAGATATTTGTACTCTAAATTTTTTTATCATCTCACCTTTGTATTTATAAATGGGGCCGTTTTGAGGCGGCCCCATAAATTAGATTAATTACGCACCTTCTACACCGAAGATACCTCTAGGGTCTGATACTCCAAATGAGTATCTTTCTCTAGCTTTGTATCTTACGTTGCCAGTGTCGAAATCACCTTCCATTGCAGTTGTCAACGGAGCTCTTGTGAACATTTTCATACCGTTAGGTACGTCTGTCAAGATATAGAATGCATCAGAGTCAGTTAAGTAGTTATTAACTCTGTATCCTTGCGGAACCATACCCATAGATACGATTGCATTGATATCGTTGTCAGCTGTTCCAGTTCTACCTTGAGACTTCATAAGTCTCTCAGCTGTAAACTGAAGCTCTGAAGGGATAATCATTTTTACCCCTCTCGCTGCAATTCTAAGACCTCTTTCGTCAGTCATTTTAGCAATGTCAATCATTGACTGCTCTAATGACGTTTCGTTAAGATCTGCCTGAGTAGTTAAGGTATTTTTAAAAGTACCTGCTACTGTAGGGTGAGATGTGCTGAACAAAGCAACACCATCGCCTGACTTGAAAGTTGCAGTTGATGGTAAACCGTTGATTAAAGGCTCAACTGATTTTACTTGTTTAGCGTTACTCATAGATCTTGCTAAAGCTTTTGTGTATCTAGCAGCAAGTCTATCGTAGAGATTATCTTCGATAGCTTCCTCTGTGATAGCAAATGCTAAAGCTACGGTCTCGTGAGTGTAACGAGCTGTGAAAGTTTCTTGTGCTTCGTCAAAAGATACGCCTGCACCTTCACCTTTCACTTGTGCGTTTGCGAAACCAGATAACATTACTTCTTCTTCAAAAGCTCTGTCACTGTTTTCATTAGTATAAATCTCAGCATGCTGATTTTCATACCTTTTGTATTCCAGCCCAAATAGTGCATTTAGGCCTGGTTCTAGTTCTTTAACTAGTTGTGATCGTGATATTGCCATAGTCTATATGCTCCTATTAATTGTGGCCGTTGAACGAGTTTAACGTTGATACAACAATTCCTGAAAAGAATGCTGCAGTAATATCCTCATTTTCAGGATCTTCTGCTGATCTTAACAATCTGAACTGCTTACCATCCGCACTAGTTACACTAGTATCTAACGTCGATGAAGACTTACCAGTAGTATCGCTACCTGCTG